CCTGGTGACTCTATTGATATTATTAACATTGCTATTAACGCACAGCAAGCCAACAACGTATTCTTTAAAGGCTTTAGAACACGCATAGATAAGTGTCAGTGGTTTGTTGGAAAGTATACAGAAAAAGCTTCTGAAATTAAATTTAATAAAAATATTACAGTTCACTCAGGACACTCAGAGCGTGAAGCCTGGGAAGGTTATAACGTTATTGTTGTTATCCTAGACGAAATTTCTGGTTTTAGCGTGGAAAATACAACTGGCCACGAGCAGGCAAAAACGGGAAGCCTTATCTATGAGATGTACCGTGCATCAGTTGATTCACGTTTTCCAGACTATGGCAAGGTAATCCTGCTTTCTTTTCCAAGATATAAGAATGATTATATCCAGCAACGCTACGACGATGTGGTTGCAGAAAAAGAAGTTATTACTAGAACGCATCATTTTAAACTAGATGATAATCTTCCAGACGGAACAGAAGGCAACGAGTTTGATATTGAATGGGAAGAAGATCACATCATTTCATACAAGTATCCAAGGATGTACGCACTAAGAAGGCCTACGTGGGAAATCAATCCGACAAGAAGCATAGATGATTTTAAGGTAGCATTTTATAAAAATGCCCCTGATGCCCTAGGAAGATTTGCATGTATGCCATCCGAAGCAATTGATGCCTTCTTTAAATCAAGGGAGAAGATTGAAAAAGCTTTTAGTAATATGGCTTTAGCCGTAGATAACTTTGGAAGATTTGAAGATTGGTTTGCACCAGATCCAGACAAAGAGTATTTCTTGCACGTAGACCTTGCACAAAAGCATGACCATTGTGCAGTTGCTATGGCACACGTTCACTCTTAGAACTAAAGGATTTAAAATACGAGTCTGTACCTTTGACCGATGGAACTCACACGACATGATGCAGCAATTAAAGCAGTATGGAATTAACACAGAAACTTTATCCGTAGCTAAAAAACATTACGATGATATGGCTATGGTTGTAGCAGAAGATAGACTTAGTGGTCCAGCCATCAAGCTTTTGGTAGACGAATTACTTCAGTTAAAAATTATGAGAGATAGAGTTGATCACCCACGAAAAGGATCAAAGGACTTGGCGGATGCTGTTTGTGGTTCTGTTTATAATGCTATAAGCAGAAGTAGGCCGCAAAACAACGAAACAATAGATATACACACTTATGATTCTTTAAAATGGGATAGAGAAGAAGAAGATACAATATCTACAAACATGATAAGGCCTCCAAGGATGCCACAAAACTTATCAGATGTACTAGACGGAATGGAAATAGTATGAGCAT